CACTTCCTTGGGTAATGGCGGCCGTTTCGTCTTGCGTATAACCAGAAGGTTCTACACTTACTCTGCGCAACTGCATGAGACTAGTCTCTTCAGTATTGCCGCCTGTGCGCATGTACTTCCATCGCATTGAACCTCTCACACACGTGAATGCAGGAATGACATAATTCAATAATGTCATCTTGCAATAATTGTATGGAGTGGCTGCTGCGGGGACGATAGTTTCATGGATAGCTCCAGGAGCATATCCTCGATAGAACGGTAAATCATTATTCCGCACCGTCATATAACTGTTCGTCGTAAAAGTTGGTGTGATAGCCGAGTGCCAATTGTACCTTTTCAGGCACTGGCGCATCGATGTTACTGGGTCACCATAATACACACACGTAGTGTGATCTTGGTCACTCAGATTGGGCGCCATTGTATCTGACGCCTCCAATTTCATCGGCTCATCTTCGTTCTTCGTCAAATCAGCATCAGGATGTGACATTTCTCCGGTCATTTCCGCCATTTGGGGAGTGAAAACTTCACCCATTTGCGGAGCAAACCAGACCAAGTCTTGAATCGTGGAAGAATCCGGATCAAAGACTTCAAAGTCATCTCCTGCTGAAACAAAAACATTGACCTCAATGTCGTTATTGGCTGTAGAATTAGGAACTGTCAATTCATTCACCACATAAACTGAAATGATACCATTTCCAAATCCACTAGGATCTGCTCCAAGAGCAGAAGTGGACCATGGAATGGCACTCACTCCTGGTGTTCTGTGGTTTATCATAGACTTTTCCTGACCCCAACCAATATCAATTGTGAAGTCACGTTCTTTTGCCAGGTCAATGATGTGAGTATAATTTGTGTTGTACTCATTCGTCAATGGATATGATGGATCGTAGGTAATTTTCAACCTACCCTTGTGAAACGCTGAAGCAACGATCTGAAATCGAAACTTCATTGTTCCTCTCCATCTCCGAAACGGAAGAGCAGCAAAACAACATGCTGGGAAATGCAACTCGGTTGGTGAACCAAGTTCATTCCACAGCACAGGACTCACTTCAGAATTCCAAAGCAATGTTTCAGTGCTGTCAGCAACAGCCCATCCGAACTGCGTAAGAAAGGATTCTCTTTGTGCAATAGATTTGATTGTCATCTCATCTGTCGTACCGAGACCCATAACTCGCGGATCGATGGTAAGTTCTTGTTTACAGTCCAAAGTCAATTTCTGACTATTATCTGTGACATTGGTATTAGCCATGTTACTCAGATATCGTGGCGTATACGGTTGAATTTCCGCTAACGTCACTGGACGTGAATAGCCGAACATTGTTGCTATACTCGATACCGCAGATGCTGCGAGCTCAGTAGCTCTAGCATACATCCCAATACCGGGTACTTTGCTAAGGGCTCCTGCAGCTTTTGCAATGACACCTGCGGGTCGTGATATTGGACCTGAACCATATTCATCCTTGGCTTGTGGAGTGAAAATCTCTCCCATCTGTGGCGATAGAGCACCTGGCTCATTCGCCGTAGGAATAGAAAGAGAAACTTCCTCCGCCCAAGCAAAGACTGAAACTGTTACGGAATCAGTGGCTCCATTAGCATGCTTCAAATTCTGCATGCCATGGATGATAATATCACCCATTTCTCTCCATTCCTGATTAGGAATCTTCAAGGCATTCTCATACCAAACGAAAGGGAGAGTAAGGGTACCACCTTGACTGGTGGTCGGGTCCAAATACACATGTGGCCGTTGACTAGCCGCCACCACATCCTCAATAAAGAATGCACGATCTTTTGTGAAATCGTCCAAATTGTGGAGTGGAATATACGATGCAATTGCTCGCCCATAATGAAAACCATTACCGTTCAAAACGATTCTGACTTTCAACTTACAGCGCAACAGGTTATAATTTGTGATACGATTTATCACCCTGGC